CCTGGGTGTTGGTCCCCACGGCCACGGCCGCGCGCTCCTCCTGGGTGAGGGTCATGCCGTTGGGCTCCGTCATGAGCTTGGCCCAGCCGGAGGCGTACTCCTCCCGGCTCCGGGCGACCCAGTTCAGAACCCAGTCCGGCGACTTCCGGACGTGCTCCTTCACGGTGCGTTCGTAGTGCGCTTCGTTCGCGGAGCCGCCCAGGTCCCAGTCCTCCACGGCGCGGAGGGCGGAGTCCGCCATGGCCCGCCGCCTGTCCCGGACGTTCGAGATGTTCCGGCCCCGGTCCTCCAGGATCGCGAACGGGTCCCGGTCGGGGATGAAGTTCGGGGCGCGGCGCGCGCCGTCTCCGGGGACGCGGTGGGCGGGGTTCTGTGCGGCGCGCTCCAGCGCTTCGTGGCGGTCCAGGATCCCCTGGAGCCGTCCGCGCTCCGCCGTGCCAGCGTCCCAGCGGGACTGTTCGTCCGTGTTCAGGGCGCGGTCCGTCGCGCCAGTGTGGATCTCCTGGAGGCACGCGTCCAGCCAGATGATCGAATTGCGGATTTCCTCCGGGTCCATGACCCACTCCTTCAGCTCCGGAGCGCGAACCCCCTCAGCAGGGCGGCGCGCTGATCGTACGTAGCTCCGGCGAGTGGATCTGTGTCCGGCTCATCCTTCGTGATCTTCGTGGCTGGCTCCCCCGGAAGTGCGCTCCGCGCGGCTTCAGGCCAGCCAGTACGGAGGGATCGTACCTCCTCCAGCACTCTGGCGTACTTGGACCTGTCCCGGTCCTTCTCCATCTCGAACCAGACGTCCGTGAGGGAGCGGACTCCGGTCGTGGCTTCGGGGTTCGCGGGGAACGGAGTGGGCCCGAACTCGAACATCCGGACTTCCTTGATCGTGCGCTCCGGGATCCCATCGGGATTCCAGTCGCTCCGGCCCGGTTCGTCGTTCCATTCGTCCTTGATCACCCGCATCCGGAACGAAGATCCGTAGAGTCCGGCGCGGATTCCGGGGAGAAGATCGCGATTGTACGACGTGTCCAGGAGGGGGACCACGCCCAGCGGGGAGTCCTTCTCCTCCGAGAGGGATTCGACCGGGCCCAGCACCTTGGCCCCGATCTGGGGATCATGCCCGTGGTCGAAGAGAACCTGGGTCCCCCGGCTCTCTTTGATCGTCTTCGCGAAGGCTCCGGGCGCGGTCCGCTCCATGAACGTCCCCTCCCACATGGAGTCGATCCGGTACCAGACGTTGAACGGGGAGAACCTGATCTCCACCGTGTCCAGTTGATCGGACTTCTCCTCCGGCGCGGCTTCCGGCTCCGCCGCCTTCTTCGCGCGGATCGTCACGACACGGCCGGAGACGCCCCGAACCACGTCAAGATCCCGAACTGTCTCCACCCTGGGCTCCTTCCCTCATGATCTACTTCTTCTCCGGGGCCGGAGCTTTGTCCGGTTCCGCCTTGTCCGCGCCGTCCTTCGGGTCCGCCGCGCCGTCATCTTCCTTGGCCGCTTCCGCCGCCGCGTCCGCCTCCGGGGAGCCGGGGGGCTGGAGCTGGACGGAGAACAGGCCGGAGTGAGCTCCGGCCAGGAGGGAGAGATCCCCGGTCGTGACGGCCTTCACTGCCGTGTCCCAGTCCGCGCCGACCTCCGCCAGTCTGGCGATCATGGTCACCTGGCCCTGGGCGATCTCGGTACGATCCTTCGCGTCTTCGTACAGGAACGGAATGTCCCGATCGTCGTACCACAACCGGCACCCGGACGGTACGGGTACCACCTTGGCCAGGGGGCCACAGATGGAACGCCACTGGGGCCGCGCCCAGTGGTCCCCGAACTTGCGCCGTGCCATGCCGTAGTTGGAATACGTGCTGGCCTGGAGACCTTCGGACAGGCCCACGATGATCGGGGGGACTCCTCCGGCCGCACAGATCCGCGTCTCCCCCGCGCCCTGGGTCACCTTGAAGTCAAGCTGTTTCATGTCCGCGCCGACCACGGTCACGTCCGCGCCTCCGGCCAGGAACATGGTCTTGTACGCGTTCCGGTACCCGTCGTTGGCCGCCTTGTGCGCGTCCACGAACTCACGGAATTGATCTTCCGTGACGGATTCCTTGAACGCCACGGCCAGGTTGGGGGTTGCCGCGTTCTCGAAGAACCGCGCCTTGTGGTCCGTGGCCGCCTTGTCCGCCTGGATCTCCCGGAGCACGGGGGTAACCCAGCTCATCCCCCGGTACATGGCCTCCGGGTCCGGGATGGGACTCCAGTGGACCACTTCCTCCGGGAGGTACGTCCGGCCGGTACCGGTACCACCAGGCCGGTACAGGTACCCCATGACGTCGGATTCCACGGCCTGGTCCGGCGGAGCGGACAGGATGATGGAGACCCAGTCCGGCCGGAGCCGACGAAGGCGATTCTTCTCCCGTACCAGGTACCAGTTCCCGCCCAGGCTCACGTCCTGGTCCGCGCGGGCCAGCATCTCCCCCGTGGTCCCGTTCGGGTACGGGGTCTCCAGGATCTGGAGGGAGGCGTCCCCGAACATCTCGCCAGGGCGGCCTTTGTTGAACCGCTGGTAGGTGAACCGCGCCTCCGAGAACAGGAGCATCCGCGCCAGGATCACCGCGAAGACCACGCCGTCCGACTTGTACGCGCCCTGAACGTGGCCCATGAAACTGGACTCGATCTCCTCCGGCTGGCCGGAGGAGGAGTAGCCGAACAGGGGGTAGGTCATCCCCGCGAAGCTCATGCTCTTGGCCGCCGCAAGATCCGTCAGGTTCGAGACCTGGGGCGCGAAGTCGGAGCGGAGGAGGTTCCACAGCTTAGGCATCTGGAGCGTCCCCCTTCACTTCGATCACAAAGAGCGTGATCCCCGCCAGAAATGTACCTGGAGCTATGAGTCCCCACGCTCCGAACAGCCAGGTAAGCCCAGCCGTGATCATCACGAAGGCAACAGCCAGCGCCACCACGGCCTCCACTCTATGCATACGCGATCATGGGCGGAGCCCCCTTCTTCTTGATCGCCTTCAGGGACAGGCCGTACGCGGCCAGGACCACGGAGACCAACGGCGAGATGTCCACCCCGATGTCCTTCCGGGCGAAGGCCCGCGCGTCCCCGAGATCTCTCCACCGTGCTCCGGCCACGGCCACGGTAAGAACTGGATTCGGTTTGTACCGGATCTGGAATGGTCCGTCCGGAGCGATCACCGCGTCATACCACGTGCCACACGCCTTCGCCATGTCGGACGCGCTGGTACGCATCCCGACCTTCAGGCGCTCCATGGCGTCCCGGCTCCCCGCCGCCGCGAACTCGATCCCCTTCGCCTGGAGAAGGGGGATGAAGGACGCGGCCGGAGACCGGTCGTCAATGATCACAGCCGTGGGCTTGTGCTTGGTGATCAACTCCAGGAGCCGGGAGACCACCCAGTCCGTACCGGGCCGGTACTCGATCACCTCCAGGTGGATCTTTCCGTCCGGCCGGTAGCCTGCCGCGCCGATCGACGCGGCGGAACGCTCGGGGTTGACGTCCACGGCCAGGGCCAGCTTCCCCGTGATACGGCTCTGTGCGTCCCCCAGGAGCTCCCAGAGGGCCATGTCCAGGATGCTTGACCCGGAGACATCCTCCTCAATCCCCATGCGCTCACGGGCGAAATCAACGTCGTCCATGGCGTCCCGCTCCGTCTGGCAAAACTCCTCCGAGAGCCGGACTCCCATACCGGGGTTCGCCTGGTACCAGCTCATAGGATCGTCCAGGTTCGCGGTTCGCGCGCATGACCATTCGTAGTAGGCCAGTCGGCGCGGGGGTTCGTCGCTCCGGCCGCGCTTCAGCAGGGTCCGGAGCTGGTCCGAGTCCACCAGGGGCGCGGAGGAGAAGTACCAGATCTGGGGGTTCGGGCGCGCGGACAGAGTGGGGAGCATGGCGGCCACGCTGGCACTGGACAGGTTGTACGCCTCATCCAAGATCAGATCGTCCGCGCTGAAGCCACGGCCGGATCCCCGAGTCCGGGCCATGAAGCGGAGGCGCTGGCCGGACAGGAGCTCTATCCCCTCCTGGCCGTGGGACTGGCTCACGCTCTTGACCTTGCGGCGGAGATCGTCCGTATTCTCGATCAGGGAGAGCACGCGCCGGAAGCCTTCGCTGGCGGTCTTGAACTCGTGGGCAGAGTGGATCATGAGGTTCGAGCCGAACAGGAAGAACCCCGCCAGCTCCCGCGCTTCGATGATCGAACCCTTGCCGTTCTGGCGGGGGACGATCACGGCCGTCTCGAAGGCGCTCCACTTCCCGTAACGATCTTCTCCACACCCGCCCAGGAGCGTGTACTTCTGCCACGGGTCCAGGATCAGTCCGGCCGTCTCCGCCAGCTCCGCCACGTCGTGGCCGGAGGTGGTGGCGTAGGGAGGAACCTTACTGATCCTTGGCTCTTGCGATCCGATCAGCGCGCCGCGCGGCCAGCTCATCCGCCTTACTCCCCTCCCGCGTGACCTCCAGGTACCCGAGTTCCTTGATCACGGTGAGGAGCTCACGGGAGATCGAAGCCACGGCAGAGGCCGGAGCGGCGGACAGGCGATCAGTCAGAAGATCCCGGAGCGCTTCCAGTTGCTGGCGCTTCGTCCCGGTCTTGATCGCCGTCTGGAACTGGTCCACGTTCAACCTCCGGAGGAGTCCAGCCCATCATGATCAGTAGGTGGCGCGCGGCGGCGGACACGTAGACCTGGGCTTGATCCGCGTCCAGGGAGACGTCCTCCACCACGGGGTCCAGCTCCAGCTCCGGGAGATGGCCCGCACGCATGGTAACGGTCAGGCCCCTTACCGCGTCCTCCACCTGGACGCCGTTAAGCTCTATCTCCGCGTATGACGGCGACGGTTGCCGGATCTTCACTCGCATCATCGTGACTCTCCGTTCAATAGCTCCAGATGGCTCTGAGATGGCCGGACAGACCTTGACCCCCGGTCACGGTACAACCACCCTCGAAACTTCTACGCGGGGTTTTCCCAGGTCAGAGCCATGACGGCCACTCCCACACGGTCCACAGACCGAACACCAGGTGGCCCGTGAGCCAGACCAGGAACACGAAGAGTGGCACCCGCCAGAGCCAGGTCCAGACCGTGGGCCGCGCGTCCATGACCTTGAACCACTTCCACACGTGCTCACTGAACGTGTCCCCCCGCTCCTTCCGGATCAGGGCCCAGATCTCCACGGGGAGGAAGGCGGCGGCCCAGGTGATCCAGAACAGGGTGAAGATCACGTTACCGTTCATGATCCAGCTTTCCCTTCGCGATCAGTCGCCGGAGGTTCCGGGCGGAGATCGGAGTCCGCGTCTTCAGGCCGGAGGCGTGGACCTTGACCTCCCGGACGCTGGACTTCAGCTCCACGGAGCTCCGGCCGTCCGGGGTGAGGAACAGGCGGGAGTACGGGAGGTGGAGAGTCTGGACCGGGCGGAGGGCCTCCCGGACGTCGGCGCGGCGCGCGGCGGCTTCGGAGTGGCCGCGCTTGTGGACCAGCCTCCGGCGCTGGGCGGCCGTGAGGTCCGATCGGTCCCGGAGGTAGACGGCTTTACGATCCTGTTCGTCCATGGGAGTCACGGTACCCTTCGCCCCATGGCACAGATCAGCGTCTCGGGTACCGAGGTTTACACGATCACCACCCACACACCGGACGGACCGTTCCGCGTGAACCTGGTCATCTCCCAGGATGACCTCTTCCTGGATCATGACGCCGTGTCGGAGGCCGTCCGCCAGACGATCGTGGACATGATCCCCACGGCCACGGCTTCGTACAACGACAAGGCGGCCAGCGTGGACTCCGTGGTCTACGCGCCTTGACCCCTGGTCACACCCATGGGAAGATGGTGATCTTCCCTCTCCGGGGAGGCCAGGGCGGATGATCAAGGCCCAGGCCGTCACACCACGGGGAGGGAAAAAGGACAT